CCCGTGGCATTAGTCCCATCTGTTTTAGGCGCACCCAAGGTGTTGTAACTAATGGTGCGAGCGGCAGAGCCATTAAAAGTTGTGCCCGATGCGTCGCCAGTCCCACCGTTGTTAAACGTAACAGCACTGGTTGTAGTGCCAGAACTCACTGCACCCCATGAAACACCAGCGCCTGCTGCCGTATCCGCTTGCAACACATAACTATGCGTTCCTACTGGCAGGCGAATATTGTCGCTGCCATCGTTAACAATCAAGTCGCCTTTGGTCGTGGTTGGCGCAAGCGCATCAAATGATGCTGACGCAAGCGTATTACCAGTGCCACCATTGTTAATATCTAGTACACCATCGAGCGTGATCGTTCCCGCCGTGGTAATTGGCCCACCGGTCGTAGTTAAGCCAGTTGTACCTCCAGAAACATCAACGCTCGTAACGGTGCCTGAACCGCCGCCGCCGCCAGCTCCCCTTGCTACAGTCTTTAATGGCATTTATGACTCCTCATCAAAGCCCGTCACCTGGTGTAATGTAAATAGGCGCAGTGCTGCTTGATGTAATTGCCGTAAAAAAAGCATTAGGAACAAACGTCAAAACTTCATCAGTTCCTGCTAATAAAGGCAATACATTTTGTGAGTTAGCGCCAGAACCTGTCGGAATAACACAATTGGTTCCTGCCGTTGCAGCATCTGCGGCATAAGCTAGAAAAGCAGTAACTGACCCATCGTTAATCACTCGATACTGATTGCCGCCTAGCGTGGTGGACGGCACCTGTACCGCAGAAGGCGCAGTCGTTGCTGCCGTAATCTTGATCGTCTTGCCTGCCGTTGAAAATGCTTGGATGCCCATGTGTACCTCTATGGAGTAACAGCGCCAGTAATAATGCAAACAGTGCCGCTTAAAAATAAAACTGATCCAACGCCTCTTGGCTGTATTTGAACCGTAGCTTTGTCGCCATCTGTTCCCGATAAATAAGCAGTAGTAATGGTGCAAGTAATTGTTACATTGCTTGATGTATTGTTTGCTATACCCACTACATCGCCATTAGCAAAAACCGCATCTGGAATCACAATACTTCCACCAGAACCAATCTCAACGTACTTGCCAATGTCAGCCTTAGCAAGCGTATAAGAACTAGTCTTCGAGCCTACGGGTGGAACATTGAAATAACCATGGGTATTGAGCAACAAGAACTGTGTGCCGTCGTAAATAATGTCAACAATCGCGTTAGCCAGAATCGTACTTGGCCCAAGGTTTGTACCGTTGGCATAAGTGATGTTTTTAACGCCTTGCCCATTAACGTTAATGGTTGATGCACCCGTATTCGCGTTAGTTGCCTTGAACTGAATCCTAAGACCTGCTGCGTAAGTCGTTGTTAAACTTGAGAAAGTTACAACGTAAGCGTTTGCCACGCCTGTATCAGCAGCATAGTTGCTGTAGGTATTGGCATCGTTGATTGAGTTAGATACCGTCGTAAAGTTGCTATCAAGCTGAGACAACGGAATGGTTGTCGTCGCTGTAGCAAAGGTATTCGGTACGGTAATAGGCTTAGTCATCAGAACCTCGCACGCAATTCATGCTCCATCTGGAAACCATTGACGACAAAGTTAGGCGTATTGCTGGTAACTGTTAAGCCAAGGTACTTGCCATACTGTTGAGCGTCATACTTGTAGAGCTGGTATCCAACAGAAGCCCAGCCAATCAATGTACCTACATTGTTTGACCAAGGAATGTTTTCACCGCTGTTATTTTGCCAGTTTACTGTGTTGGCTAGTGAGATTGCACTACTTGAACGGTTCTCATTGTCCACCGTCACGTTAATAATCGCAGCCTCAGTGTCTGGCATCGTCGCTTCAATGCCAAACTTAAGTGCCTGTTTGTCTCTAATCGGGTCGTTTAAGGCCCAAAGCGCTGTCTTGATCTGGCTTGCAATGGAAGCAGTCGAACTTGAATACAGTTTGACCAGGCTTGTGCCATCAGACCCGTACATATTGAGCTGACCAGACACGGGTGCTGGCGCAATGACAATGATTTCGCCCTGGTAAGTGAAGAACCACTTGCGGTCAAAAAACACAGCCTGCAACTTGCGACCATCGTACACAAACTGGAAGGCTGCGCACAGAATATTGTTGATAACAACCTGTCCGCCATAAATACCAGACGAGAAATCAATATCTGGGAAAACACCATCAAGCGCATCACTGATCTTGGTCGTCGTAGCACCAACAAGTGCGTAGATACCGTACCGATTCATGAAGAAAATCGACCGAAAATAGGCAAATATCGCGTATTTCAGGTTAGAACCAATCGATGCAGATATGTTGGTATTGGTAAAAAGTGTAACTCCAGATGTATTGACTCGCACATCTGAGAATACGTTGATCGAATCAGTGCCAAAGATGTACAAAAAGTTGTTGGCAGAGATGATCTGAATGATGTCGCCATGCAATGTGGCATCTGTAATTGTGATATTGCCTGCCGATACGCTTGTAAAGTCGTAATAGCTATCGGCTGCGGTGTAATAGATCGTCCTATTCTGCGCAATCCATACTCTGCCGCTAAACGATGCAATCGCAATACCAGGTTGATTGATGACTGTAGCCGTAGCCGTAGCGCCTGAACCGCCACCATTGCTAACCGTCACATAAAGCAGCGTTGCAGTGCCGTTCGTTTGCGATCCAGAAGTGTGAGTTGGCGCGGTTGAGCTTGTCGTTCCAGCGACAGTTACCATGTAGTAATTGCCACCTGATGATAGCAATGTTCCTTTAGTAACTGCCGTGGTGCTTGCCCACGCCACCGAACCTTGCGAGCCAATATAGACGCTAGGTGCTGAGGTATAGCCTGTGCCGTATTCAGTAATGCTTATGGCTGTAACCACAGAACCACTTGCAGTAGCTGTAGCCGTTGCTTGTATGCCACCAGTCTCGTTAGGTGGCCCAATGGTTACAGTCGGTGCTGATGTGTAACCTGACCCTGCTGCTGTGATCGTAATGGTCGCCACTGAACCGACCCGAACGATATTCGTCCCGTCGAACGAAGCGTATCCATAAGTTGAGTCAATGATAAGGATTCGTTCGTTCTTCCACTGAGTGATTTGTGTGGTTGAGCCGCTAAATGTCGCTGCCGCTGCCAGCGTTGACTTTGCGTTAGTCCCCAGGTTGACATACTCCGCACCTCCATTCGTGAAGAAAGCAAAGAGATATTCAGTTCCACCGATGTTGCCCTGCGCCATGTAGTAGACCGTGCCACTCCATATCACTGCGCCAACGTCGGTTTGTTTGTTAACGACCTTGAGATTGCCGAATCCAATCGGCATGACATTTTCTAACCAAGCAAACTCAGTCTCCTGAATCGAAGTGCGGTTTGCTTTGGTGTTGACACCCTTAAAGTCTTTGACGACCTGATACGACTTTTTCTGCTCAGTCGCAGCCATGATCAATACGGAATGCTATAGGGTGTCGGAAGTCGGCGCGTCATCGTCGAAGTCAGTGCTGCCTTGACTTGCTGCTCATACTGCGCCTTAAAGATTTCTGCTTCACCGTATGACTGCTCTTTGTACTTCGCGGTATGCGCTGCGTAGTATTTAACAGGCTTGGTATACGGGTCAAGAATGGTTTCAATGGATGAGTTCGAGGTCAGTGGCTCAGGAAGAATCACTGTATCGACTTCAATCTGGTAGTTTTGGTCAGGAATCGGGCCAAAATAAATCGTTTGCTGTCCATAAATACTGAAAGCAACCGGTCTACCTGTGTAATTCTGCCAAAAACGCAGTTCTGCGTTGAACTGACTCCAAGCAAGGTAGCGCAACGGAATACGGGTGTTACCCCAGTATAAATTGACGTTTAAGACATCAATCGTGCGATTGGCTTGCGGAAGCGCTGCATAAGACAGCGTTTCAACCGCATTAAGGATGGTATCCGACTGGATCGTACGCAAACAACCGGTATCTCGAACGACACGCTCTCGCGCATCATTGATATAGTCGGCTAGCTCAGTATCCGTCCAAAAGTTACCAGCCGCATCGTGCAGAAGCCTTCTAACTTCCGTGATGTACCCCGAATACGTTGCCATTCAAACCTCATTGAGTGGACACCGTGGATGTGGACTTTTGCCCCGCCTTGCCTTTAGGACTAGGAGGGGCTACTCGCTCCACCACCAGGGCTGACAAGTGGCTGGTATTTGCTGGTTCAGGGCTAAATGAAAACTCGCGTAAGCGCTTCATTGCAAGCTCATACTCGGTATTCATCTTCATCCAGCCTAAACGAGCAAGGTATGGAACTTTGTTGTCATCGCCGTAACCAAAGATGTGTGTTGCAACCTCTTCAGGTACGCCGATACAGGTATTAGGCGGGAACTCATACGACTGACCATCGAAACGGTCAACCAGTGTATGAGCGCCCTTGTTGGTAACGTAAATCACGCTTGTAGAATGTCGCCGTAGACGTACACATCTGCCGTTGCTGCTGCACCTTGAGCGGTAGTCAGCGACAAATACAGATTAGGAATGCTTGATTTTACCGTTGTGCTTGCGCTGCCTGACGTACTGAGTGTCAGATCGAGGAACAAGGCAGAAGAAGTAAGCGAAGAGTATGCTTGAGCTGCCGCAACAACCGCGACACCACCTTTGGAGGCAGCGGTATAAACGCCGCCTGCCGCAGTGGTCAACGAAATTGAAGCATTAGCCACCACGATACGCCGAATAATGTACTTCGACGGGTTGCTAAACATCGTGATGATCTGATCAGCGGTCGAGTTCATATTCGCGCCGATCAGTGTCCCAAGCAGGATACCTCCGAACTGCTGAGGTAGCAGACTACCTACTTTGTTGGCATCCATGCTTTACTCCAATTACGAGTTGTAAGTACCGGTCGCTGCTTGACCACCATTTACCGTGAGGTAAAGCGCAGTAACCGTACCTGAAGTGGAAACGATTTTCACGTTTTGACCATCAGAAACAATCATACCGCCGGTGTTAGCCGCAATGACATCAGCCCATGCAGAACCGTTATATGCCTGAAATTTGCAATTAGCTACAGGGTAGACAATGTACAAACCAGTAGGAAGCGTGTAATCGGTTCCTGCGGTAACGGACTGCGTGACGTAATCAAAGTATGCGCCATCAGCATTGCTGTTAAGACCGCTAACAATGATTTTATTAAGTGCAAGTGCCATGTTTTACTCCTTACAGGGTCAACGAGTTGTAGCCCGTTACCTTGGTCATGGCCTTGGGCTTGGTGTTTACCAATTCTGCAATGGTCAACACAGCGCCAACATATCCAATCTGCCAGTTAGGCAAGGTGGACTCAAAGCCAGTAAAGGCAAACTCAGCCTGTTCGTGAATATACATGCTCATGTAGTTCGTGTTGAGCAAGTACAGGGTGCCTTCTGGGCAATACGGATCAGGATAGATCGGTACGCCAGCAACCATCAACGCACGAAACGCTGCATTGGGGCCATCTTCACCGTTGGCAAAGCTCGATCCTGGCGTAATCATGTAGGTTTCTTGGCCTACAAAGTCTTGTGCCAGCAACGTCCATGTGCCAAAACCGCAAACGCCAAAGGTCGGAACCTCTGCCGAGTTCTTCACGGTACCAGAGATGTACTGAAGCAAGTTCTGACGGGTCGGGTTAACCGAACCAGCAGCGTATTGCTTTGACTTCCACCAGGTGTAAGTCGAGCGGTTGATATTGCCGTAAGTCGCTGTACCCGTACCATCATCCACAGCAGCGGGAAGACCCGTAAATTGCTGTGTATTGCTGGTGTTGGTGTAAAGCGCGGTTGCCATAGCATCCATCATGACGTTGGTCGCATCGTTCATGCGAGCCTCGATCAAAGGAATCACAGCGTAGTCTTGCTGAACTGCACCTTCCATACCGAGGAACGGCACGGGTGCAATCATCAGTTTAAGGTTCCACTCAGCGTTGTATGCACCTTGCTGAACAGCAGGCTGTGCAAACGAACCAGAGTAGTCCGACCACTGCGCGTTAACAAACTGGGAACCCTGAACCGGCACGGTGACGGAAGACACACCACCAGAGGCGGTTTGTGAGTTCGCCAGCAGCGCGGCAAGCAGGGGCGTTGAGTTATAAAGCTGGACAACCAGTTTGGGAATGAATGCTCTACGAGTAACGTAGGTCAGTTCATTAAACTGACTGGTGCCCGATGCTGGGAGAATACCACCACCGATAGCCATGTTTAGCTCCTAAAAAACAGCCCTTAAC